CAGCAGTACGCTCTATGAGTGTAGCGAAAGTCGCCATAGCATTATGCTAGAAAATGGGGAGAGGTTGAAGGGGCGACCTCCCCCCACTCTTCTTAGCATCTAGCCATTAAAGTGCGAGATACCATGAAGATTACTGGTATTTACAGTATACCTAGCTTCATAGGTCACACTACCATTGCATGATGTATACGGAAGAACCGTACCACGGGGATCACCCGTAGTAGCTGTCTGTGTAGCAGTCGCATCACCATCAATGAATCGAACATTCTCATCAATGTGGACAGATAGATACCCAGCACCGTTAGTTCCCGCAGTATCACTGACCAGTTCAATCGCTCCACCTAGAGCAATCTTACCAGTTAGGCCATGATCATCAGTTCCAGCAACATCACTGTAAGCATCACCAAGTGAATCACCTGTCGCAACTGAAAATGTTAGACCAGCAACTGCTGTGCCACCAATTTCAAGTGTAGATATATTGGCAGTACTGCTGTTAGCAATCGCTGACACATATGACATACCTACAATGAAGCCTTGTGCCTGAGCCGCTGTAAAGAGAGAAGCATCCGTTGCAACTACAACATAAGTGCTGTCAATTACACTGCGTCGGACTCCTTTCTCTACTGCATCTTCTTTCCAGCCAATAATTTGGGTAGCTGTATAAGGAAGACCCAGTACATCTGACCACCCAATGTCACAAGTATCACTTGCGGCACCAGTAGCGATAGCTAGACCATCAACAAACTTGAACGCTTTCTGTCCGTAGATGATAGTAGTCCCACTTAGCGTCATGTTCTCCTCTAATGGCTGACCAAGATAGTCTTTACCGCTAATGGTAAGAACATGGTCAGACCCAGCAGAACCTACGGCAGTAAGAACACGACCATAAGCAGCATCGATCATACCAGAGGTTGAAGTTAAGGAAGTAGAACTTCCATCGAAGGTGGTTTTGTAATCTGCGCTGGTGTAGGAAGTGGCACTATTTGTAGCACTAACACCATCCCAGATCCCATCAGCATCAAGTGCGGCTGGCGCACCAAGGCTGATAATATGTACACCATCCACTACGTCAGCAGCAAATTCCATAGAAGGAACAAACTGGCTGATTGTACGTGGAAAGTGGTCCTGTACGACTTTACTCATAATATTACTCCGTTACTCAGTCGCTGTTTCTATAATACTCGATTCCTTTTCTGCGTCTGGTAGGAAATTAGTCATAGTGTGGAACGACATGTCTTTCATGGAACCAACTATTTCACCGCTTTCCATATCTACCAGATTTGCAGGGCTATCGAAGCCGAGTCTTTGTAGTTCATCGTCAGTACGAACTCTAATACTGGAGCCGCTGGGAAAGAAAACCATATAACCTGCTGGTTCTTCTACTTCTTTATAGTCGAACCCACCCTTTTTCGAGGGGGCTGCTACAGTGCGTTTACGTTTCCCATCTAGCTTTTGTACTATATACTGAGGCTTAATTTGTGGCATGTCCCTTCTCCCATTTCACAATTACGAGTTAATCAGTACTGCGTGAGTACGGTATGCCTTCCACAAGCACCACTGACCCTGCCATACAACACGACGACCAACAGCATCAATAGTCCAAGGGGCTACTAATTCTTTGACCTTCATATTAACATGACGAAGGATGTGCAAGCGGAGGTACTTCGAGTTGATGAAGTATGCCTTGTTAACAGGGCAGTCTTCATCATAAAGCATCGGAAGACCCTGATGTTTAACACCAGAAAAACCTAAGTCCATCATCTTCTTGCCAGCATTACTCTCTGACATGTTGATAACGACCTTATCTCTCACTGCGGTTCTGTAGTGACGATACAAGTTGCGACCACAAAGGATAACATCAGGTTTGTCGCCTTTCAGCGTCATGTCCATCAGGATATCATCAAACGCTTCTTCAATGTTTGTGCTATCCAAGTTACCGTTGAAGTCGTAAGCAGATGTACGCCATTGGGTTTCATTTGCTCTGTTGATATTACCGACAGTACCAGTTGTCGGATCATCAGGAATGAGCAAAGAAAGACCTTGAGGATCTGTACCGGAACCAGACGGATAAAGATAAGTAGAGAACTTCTCTTTAATTGACTCTTCCAGAACATCCATCTTAGCTTTCATCAGCTTAAAGATTTGTGCCTGACCTCTGTTCTCATCTTCTTCCTGATCGGATATCACGACTGAACCAGCAACACGGGACCAGTTATACGTTACCGTACTAAATTCATTGGTCTGTGCAATTGGCTGTTCGTCATAGTATTCATAGGAAGTAATGTTAGGATTACGACCAAGCGTTAATGGGTTGGTGATTTCGTGACCACCATCTTCAAACTCTACCCGATTGTTAGCGAAAGCCCATGCCATAAGAGCATTAGACTTGATAGAAGCCATAATTAGCTTCTTTCGAGAACGTGTCAAAGTAGAATTTAAAACAGTAGCAATTGGTGTACTTGCCATTTACTGCTCCTCTATCTACGAGTTAAAGTTAATTCATTATTCCTGCTTCACGCATGGAATCCTTAATTATGTCTTCCATGTCGGTATCGACAGATGCAATTTGACTGGCATCGGTAACATTATCAGCAGGGGTACTACCAGATGGTAGGGAACTCTGCGTATTCTCTTTAGTCTGCACTTGAGCCTGTATATTCTGCTCATGAACATTTAAGGGAGTGTTCCAATCCAAGCCTTTCTCTAAGTAAAAGGACTTCAGTTTGAAATACGCAGCTTCAGGAGATAGAGTTGTGTCTCTCTCAAGTAACTGGGCTAGAGTGTCTTGATGAACAGCAGAATCCGGGTAGCTTGACATGAACTGGTCATATACTTGTGTTGCCTGTTCTTGTCGTTGTTGATGTTCAAGAGTTTGCTGTCTCTCAGTAGTTAACGGACTTAGTTTGTCGTCGAGCATCTTGCCCAATGCGGCCACATCCGTTCCTTGGCCTACACCTTCTATATTATGCCCTGCACTTTGAGCTTCTGTCAATA